TTCTTCATGCGGGTTTGGTATTCCGCTTCGGTTTCGAACTGGTCTTTATACAGATTCGGCAGCTTGGCGATGGCATCAAAAATCTTTTCCGCATCGTCGCCTTTAAAGCCGACCGGCACGCGGCCATTGGCATCCAGCGGCACAGCCTCTTCGGCCAAGGCGGGGGCAGCAATCAGGGTGATGCCGAGCAGCAGGGTTTTCAGCAAAGCAGGCAGGCGCATGGTTCCTCCGGGTTAGTTTTGCGGAGGGTATCGCACAATTAAATTGTGCGCAAGCCGTGGAGGGCGACTAATCTTCGGCACAATTCTTGGTGCGTTTAATATTCATGCGCGCTGAGTTTCAGCGTATGCGCAGTTGGTAAATTACACAGGCTTAGGGTATTGGTCTGAAGTAACCAATGATGCAGTCGGTATTTCGCACACAAATTTGTACGTGGTTTTTTTCTTTAAAGCCCGCATTAGGGTAAAGTGGGGCGCCTTCCCAGAAGGCGCTGCGCACGGTGTCGTAGGCAGGTTGCTCTTTAGACTGCCTCATCCCATGCAAGGTTTCGATAACAGCACAGTCAAGATGCCGCCTTAGAAGGTCATTGCCTCCTTTGTTTTCAGGCATCTCCTCCATCAGCCCAACATCTCGGAAGATTTCAAGTGCGTTATAAGCTTCTCTCAACTGATCAAGCGCTGAGGCTTCCAATAGGTTGAGGCAGCGCTTGGGGTCAATGATCGCGCCGATCACCGCTGGGGCCTTTATTTTTCCCCTCGTTGATCTACCACCATTCGCGCCATGCTGAGCAAACTCAATCGCCCGTGCAGGGCTGTATTCCCAAAAGTAGATGCCGTGGCCTAGCCAATCGTAATCGTTCTTGCTAGGTTTGAGGTGAGGCTCTTTTCCTGAGAGCAGATTTTCGACTATTTTTTGGTCTGTGCCATGAAAGCCAAGCAGTAATCCCGGCAGCAGTTCGTAACGGGAGTAATCCTGTTGTGGCATTAGCCGCCGTAGGCTTTGGTGAGTTTCCCGTTCCTAAGGCATATACCTATTTTAACCAGCATGGCCTTGGCCTCTTCTGGATGTTGACGCAGGTATTGCCCGTACTCGCGCAGTTCAGCGAGTTCTTGTGCGGGTGTTTTTTCACGAACAAACTGAGGCTGTTGCCTTGATGTTGTAGCAGGCTTCCTCGCCACTTTTTCAGCTTGTGTTAATGAAGCTTGCATTTGATATCTCGGTAAACGTTTAACTTACATAAGTATTAATAGCGCCGTGCCATCTTAACTTTATACACCACTTCCCGTCAATATCTTTCTAATCCATAGGATTACACGTTGGTTGCAGTGTCATTTCTTGTAAAAAGGCTGGTGTTGTCCAGCCTTTGCAAATAGGTGTTCCCCCGCTTGCGCGGGGGAACGGCGGCCTGCTCTGGAGAGAGGGGGGAGCAGGCCGGGTGGCGCGTCCTTTCGGGAGGCGCCGTTTGCCCCTCGGTTCTGTGTCCCGGGGAGGAGGTCAGGTCGAGGGGGGTTTCCGCCGTGGTTGTTGCTGTACCATGGGGATGTTGCCAAGCAGTTCGCTCAGGTCTTGCTGCTTGTTTTCTTTGGGCGGGCTTTCGCCCGCGCCGAAGTATGCCGCGACCATGAGGTGCAGCGGCGGGTTTTGCCGCCAGTAGGCGGTCATTTCTTTGAGGCGGGGAATGGTCATGTGGTCGTCGATGTATTCCCATGTCCATCCCGTGCAGGCGATGAGGTGGCAATACAGTTGACCCCAGTCTAGTTCCCCGCCTTGGCTTCCCCCTGCGCGACCAGCCCGGATGCACCCATGATGGCGGCGATGACGTGCTGCATATTGGCTATGTCGAGCATGTCTTCGATTTCGTCGCGGGTGAGTTCGGGGTAGTTGCGCTTCATGGCGGTGTGCACGATTTCGATGATGCCGTCCATGGCTTCGTCTCCGGGCAGTGCGCCGGAGCTTTCGGCCAGTGCCTGGATGTCGTGCCGCAGGTTGCGCAGTGCGCGGAAGGTGAGCGGCGGCACCACCCATTCCTTGCCGCCCATGCGAATGCTTACGCCGTCGATGATGTCAGCCATGTGTCATTACTCCGTGAAGCTGTAGGTCATGACGTTGCCCATTGCGTCGGCAAAGGCCTGGAAGCTGAATTCGGGAATCATGAAGTCTTCCAGTTTGGTGGCGATGCCCACTTTGTCGGAGGTGCAGTTCGGCAGTTGGATGGTGGCCTTTTTGCCGTTGTAGTCCAGATTCAGGTCGATGCTGAAGGTGGGGGTGTAGCCCATCGGCAAATTGACTACGGTGGATTTGACGCCGCCTGCGGCTGCGGTGTAGCTGTAGTCGATATAGACCAGTGCGCCGATGTCGCCGGTGTTGAAGGTGTATGCGCCGGTGGCTTCGTTGACGGTGTACTGATCCAGTGCCGGGGCGGAGGCCACGCGGGTGTAGGGTTTGCCGTCGGTGGCGGAATATACGCCCAGGTCTTTCTGGTAGGTGCCGGCTGCGGGCGGTGCGACGGTGATCGTGGCGGCGACGGTGGTGGTGGAGGTCGCTTTGAAGACGCCGACCAGACCGGTTGCCAGTGTTTGGCCGAACAGGATGCCGTTCAGCAAGCCGCCATTGATTTCAGCCGCTTTGGCCTTGCCGGTGATTTTGCCCTTGCCGCGCGCCATGGCGACCGGGAATTGGTTTTGACCGTAGAGTTGTTTCAGGTCGAAAGAGACGTCCAGTGTGACGTCTTGCAATACGCCGAATTCGATCGGGGTCGGATTGGCGATAGCGGTGCCGGAGGCATCCGTCAGTTGGCGTGCAAAAAGGACGCCTGCACCAAAGCTGTATTGAGCCATGTTGTTCTCCTTGTGGAAATAAAAAAGCCGCACGAGGCGGCGTGGTTGCTACGAGTGAAGGGTGGGTCAGACTGCGAGCAGTTCGACCGGGATAATGGCAACGGACTGGTCGCCCAGCGCGCCTTCGTCGGTTTGAATTTCGCCGGCGATGCGGCAGTAGTACACCAGCCCGCCGAGGGTTTGTTTGCCGATTGCGGGGGGCGGCTCCAGTGCTGCGCTGATCGCATCCAGCAGCGGGTTCATCACCTCTGCCGGGCTTTGCGTCCGGTCGGCGGTATTCACGTATAAATATACGTTCAGGCGCAGCAGCCATTTGGTCGGCTGGCCGGTGATGGTCTGCGCCGATTCCGACTTTTGCACCATATACAGTGCAGGCTGGTTAGCGCGCGGCACATCGTTCCAGTGCCGCAGACGGCGCGAGGCCGTGACGATGCCGGGCAGATTTTGCAGCAGATTGAAAAGCGCGGCGTAGATCGGTTCGCGTGTCATGCCATGACCTCTTGTATTGAACGGTTGAGTGCCGCCCCGATGTCGCGGACGGCTTGCGGTTGCAGATCGGCCAGTACGCCGGACAGGAAGGAATCCTGCGGCGGTTGCGCCGGGGCCAGATCGGGCGGCGCAGGCCGGGTAGTCCCCGCCAGCTTGCCCAATTTGGCAGACACAGGCTCGGGCAGCGCGGACCCGCCCGGCAAGCCGGGATTGTTCGCGCTATACCCGACCATGCCCGTCACCCCTGCGCCGCTGCGCTCGGTGCGTACCGGCAGCGTGCGCCCCGGCCCCAAGCGTTTTGCCAGCTCCAGCGCCAGTTGGCCTATCGAGCCTTCCAGCACAGTCTCGGTGCGTTGCGGCAGCGCTTGCAGGCGCTGCACCACGCCTTCGACGCCGCGAATCTCAGCGGCAATCATGCAGGCACCACGTTGCGATACTGGGTCAGCAAAGCGCGGGCAGCATCGGGCATATCTTTCAGGCTGTAGCTGCTGCTTTCGCCCGCCAGCCCTTTGCTCGCCACGCCGATACGGTCGCGCTCTTTATATTTGAGCGCGACGATTTCGATGCAGGCTTGCGCCACATCGGGCGGAATAACGAAATAACCGGCGGTGTATTGCACCTCGACATTCAGCCGCCCCGGCGCAAAACGATAGCCGCCGGTCAGTTGCACGGACATGTCGTCGTACACGTAGCCGCCGCGACCGTTCGCCGCAACAGGAATGGCGACGCCATCCACTGTCACGGCCTGCACCGACTGTATCGGACGATTCGCCAACATCAGACAGACGCCGCCTGCGCCGTTGCGTTTATCGCTATGCGCATTGACCGCAAACGAGCGGTTGCACCATGCCTCGATAAAATCGCCCGCCGCATCGATCAGACGCTGCAACAACACATCGTCCGCCGTGCCGTTGATGCCCAGCCACGCCTTCGCATCGGCAAGGGTGGTGAGCGCGGCCATTATGCAGCGCTCCCGGCATCGGCCAATGCAGCCGGATCAACCGGTGCCACCGCAGCGGCGCGCTTCGCCATTTCGTTTTCGATGGCTGCCAGCACCGTCTTGCGGGCCGAACCGGCCTGCTCTTCCGCCAGCAGATTCACCAGCGCATCGTCGGCCAACTGCGGCAAAGCCGCGATCACTTCCGGCGCGCGGCGGTCGGACAACTTCGCCGGCACTTCCGCCACCGGCACAAAGCCGTGCGATTCCAAATCATTGGCAATGCCCGCCGGAATCACCACCATGCCGTTGGCATCGGTTTCGTAAAACTCGCCCAGCAGCGATACGCCGGGGCAGCCCACCGGGGCCTGATATTTTTGAGCCATTTCCATGCAATCTCCTTTCGGGCGGCAGGCGCGTCGCCGCGCCCGCCGTTCAGTGCGCCGATTAAGCGTCGGCGATGTTGGTGATGACGCCCATCGCAAACGGTGCGTACACCGCCAGCGTTTCTTCGGCGTACACGCCCACTTCCTGCGCACGGGTACGCAGCGGCCAGTCGATCTGGTAGTAGTCGGCGCGGGTCTTCACTTCCGCCACGTTCGGCACTTCGCTGGACTGATACTGCGCGGGCAGATTTTCCGCCATCGCCAGAATCGTGCCGGGCGGCAGAGTCGGATGCACCAAGACCGGAATCTTGTAGCCGCCGCCCAGTGCGTACGGGTTGAAGTAGAACTCGATTGCACCGCCGGCCGCGATGGCCTGTGCGCCCGCCTCCGGCGAAGCGTAGTAATGCAACAACGGCACAGTGGAAGAAGACAGCACTTTCTTGGTGATGTTCTTCAGTTCCTGCACGTTCACGAAGATGGCTGTAGGCGACACTTGGTAGTTCGTCCACATATCCATCAGCATCGCGTCGATTTCATCCACCGAACCGCGGCCGGAAGAAGTCAGCCCTGTGCCTGCACCCACCGTGCCGGTCGCCATGGTCTTCACATACGCGCCGGTACCGGCAAACGCATTGCTCAGCAAACCGTCAAACGCGAAATTCGCATTGCGGCTGTTGTCGGCAGTCACCGCCGTCGCCAGTTGCGAAGTGGTATTGATCGCCGTAATCACCGCACTGTTGATGCTGGTAATCTTGTTCAGGCGTTCCGCACCGGCCGTACCCACAAACCAGGCATACGCCACCGCACCGTTCACCGGCGTAACCGAAGCGTTAATCACCGAAGTCGAACCGGTGGTCGTCACCGCACCGGCAGCGGAAATGTTCGAAGAACCGCCGGACAAGGTATAAGTCTGACCGTCTGCGCCGGTCACGGTCTGGCTGGTTGCCACCCCGCTCACCAGACTGGAATTGCGGAAGCCCTCGTAAGTCAGCGCCACCACCTTCACATTGTACGAACCGGCCGCCACCGTACCGCCGGTCGCCACAGTCGCCACAGTCGGCGCAACCGGCGTACCCAACGCCACGGAAGCATTGCCGCCGATCAGCGCCTCTTCTTCCTTCAGCATCAGCTTCTGCAACAGACGCATCACCATCCGCGCCTTCACATCCTCGAAACCCTTCCCCGCGTTGATCGCTTCGTAAGTCGCCTGATCTTCCTCACCGATCGTCACATACGGCGCAGCCTTGTTTTGCACGTTGTAGCTCATACGCGCCGAACGCTGACCTTCCGGCACCCACGGCATCGCGTTATAACCGGAACCGATCAGCGCAGTGATCGACTTCCAGTTCGTCGCCGTACCCGTACCGCCGCCCACGCGCGGAATGCGATTGCGCAACGGCGTCGCGGTCGGATACAGATTCTTAGCGGGGGCTTGCAGGTCATAGGCGACCAGCCCCGTGCCGGTCGAAATAGACTTCGAAATCCGGTTCGCCGCCAGCGGATTCGCCAGCGCCTGCTTCACCAGATCAAGCGTTTGCAGAGTGGTATTCATACTCAAGCTCCTTCAAATAAAAAAGCCCGCCGAAGCGAGCCTGTTAAAAAACAACGGCGCAACCACATGGCCGCGCCGGAAAAAAGTTATCGAAAAAAACAGAGCGCCACCGCGCCCCTAAACGACAGACAACAAAAAACCCGCCGAAGCGGGTTCTATTTCAGAAAATCTACTTACCAGATCCAGTAGGTTGCGGTTTGATGAGCATGTTCACAAAGTTCACGAATGCCTCAATTTTCTGAACATCTCGAGAGGCACCATTATTTCTATGAGTCGAAGAACTAACCTCTTGTGTTTCATCTGACACAGATGGTGCTTCACGATCTAGGTTGCTATAGCTATTCAAAAACCCCTTAAGCTTTTTTAAATGAGAATCCGGAATTTCTGTAAACGGAGAGGCAGCCTCAACCACGTCTCCTACGATATAGGGGGTGGGAAATTGCCCTTTGTTCAACTTAAATAAGTTGTTACAAAATTCCCTTACCTCATCCGATCGAAGCCTCTTACGTCCAGTCAGCCCATCCTCTTGCGTAAGCAGCGGATCATCTTCCATCATGTCGACCCAGAAATATGGGTATGGCGCGCCCCCCAAAATCCCCTTCAACAAAACTCGCCCATCATATTGAAAAGTTGGGAATTTAAAAGGTGGACAGTCTTTATGCTCCGGTATCAACTTGGTGGCGTATGCAACAACGTATGCCAAATCAATAGAAAGTGCAAACTTGCGTGGAGCCGCCAATGTAGCGACTCTAAACCCTGTATCCATAGAGGGCCCAATAAAATCGCGGAAAAATTTGGCGTCCCTTCCGCCCTCATTATCATGCCACTTGCACAACCTTCTCAAATTTGCCCGTAAAGCATCACCTTCATCCGGATCAGTGCTACCATCTTCCGGTTTACGTTGCAAAATCACCTCTGCATTCGTAACAGGAAATCCAGCCAACCAAGCAGAAGCCTTTAAATCCAGCGAGGGGAAGTCACGTTTCAAATCGACTCGATGCAGATTCACTGCAGCCTTCCAAACCAAGACAACCACTAACGCTTGAAATGTCGAATCAAGATCCTTGACATAGATTACTTCATCTCCAGAAGCTTTCCACAGCATGGGTTGTTCGCCTGCACTACAGCCAATTTCACCAGCCTGTGCAGAGTGCTTATCCCACTCTTCAGCCAAACGCCTTTCCATACCGCGATAGAAACTAGCTATAGGTGAAAACCAAGCTTGGGCTGGGGATTCTGGTCCGGCACTATCTTCTTCACTCTTCTTGTCCGAAGATAAATGAGAAGCTTGTTTAAACGCGGTTGAATTTACAATATCAACACTAAGAAATATCCGTAGCCTTGGCTTTAGGAAATCGGGGAGGTCTTTAAGATCAGCAGGCAGCGAGGACACTATCCCCCCTAACTCTTCAAACCTAAAGACTTCGCCCGAACTGTCGCTGCAGCGACAGAAACATCAAAGAAATCTGCTGTTAGATCCAAGTCCTTGCCGAACTCTTCAAATTTCGCACGAAATTCACCACTTGGCATTAAAAATGCCGCTGCAAACCAGTTCGCCTCTATTTCTACTTGACCGCTACCAAAGCGAGTCGCTTTCAGTCCGTCCCCCATCGCAGTATTCTGCCCCTGCTCCCTGCTACGAGGCAAAATATAGTGCAGCACAAAATGACCCAACTCATGGGCTATCGTAAAACGATCTCGCTGTTTGCTCGTATGATTGGGCAAAAAAATCCGGAACGAATTATCAGGCTCAACTTGTATCGATCCAGAATCAGTATCTTCCATCTCCCAGAAATCTTGGTAGACGACTTCCCCACCTAACCGATTGACAGCAGAAACAATATCTTCCCCACTCTTGTAGTGAGCTACATCCCGTGCAATTTGCTCAGAGATTTCATATATTTGCTCTCTGGAAAACTCGCATGGACTGGGCTTCTCGTACTCCACTGTACTCATCTCTGCCCCACTCTAAGGAAACGATCAACGAAAATTGCCTTATACCACCGTTCTACGTCCCTCACAACCCCCCCCCTGTGACGCACGGCGTACTCACCCGATCTGTACCCCGCCGCTCTGGTGCGCTTTCTTAATCAGCTCCAGTGCGGTGGCTTCGTGGTCGATGCTGCCGTCGTTTTTGCGTACCGGTTCGGCGGCGTTTTCCGCTTCGATGCGGTCGGCGCTTTTGCCGATGGCGACGGCTTTCAGCAGGGCTTTGCCCGGCATGGGTTGGGCTTCGAGTTCGGCGATGCGCTTTTGCAGGGCGTTGCGTTCGGCGACCATTTTGCTCAGGCGGCGTTCCAGCACGGCGGCTTTAGCCAGCCGGCCGCGTTTCGCCAGTGAGCCGGTGCGCGCAGCCTTTTTGCCGCCTTCCATTTCTTCCTTGCGCTCGGGGTCGTCTTCCGCGCCGGGCAGTGCGTCGGCGTCTTCCGCCTCGGCATCGTCGGCATCGCCGTCGCTATCCACCGCGCCCTGGTCGGCCTCGTCGGGGTTCAGCCCCAGCGTTTGCAGCAGCGCCAGCCCGTCGCGCATGGCTTGGGCGAATTCGGCCAGCGAGGCGCGCGCTTCGTCGTCCAGCGCGGCGGGCTGCATGCCTTCGGCCTCTTCTACCTTGTCGTCTTCTTCGCCTTCTGCGGCTTCTGCCTCTTCATCGCCCGCGTCTTCCTGATCGGCGCGCGGCTTTTCTTTGCCTTTGTCGGCGTCTTTCGCCTTCGGCTTGCGCGGAGCCTCTTCGTCTTCTGCGGCCTCTTCCGGCGCATCGCACTCTTCCAGCTTCTCGTCTTCCTTGCCTTGCGCACGCTTCGCCAGCGCCAGCAGGCGCTCCGGCGACACCGAGCCTTTGTTCAGCAAATCGGCCAGCGCATCGATGGCCGACACTGCACCGTGCGACTTGAACACTTCGAACACCGCTTCCGGGTTCGCCGGACGATCCACCAGACTGATTTCGCTCAATTTCATCTCCACTACCACGTTCTTATTCACCCGGTCGCGGCGCACCACCGTGCCGCCGATCGAGAAGCCCTTATAAACGCCCTCTTTCACCTTCTGCCACGCGGTCTCGTCCACCACCTTCGCAGCGATGTACAAGCCCTTGTCGTCCATCTTCGCCTGCTTGGCCACGCCCACGGCGGAAGGCTGGTGCATCTCGCGGATATTGGCGAACTGCATATACTCGTCCAGCGCGTCGGACACTGCCTCGCGCTTAATCACCTCGCCCTGACTATCCAGCGCCTCGGTGCTGGCATAGCCGTACACCATGCGCTGCTCTTCATCGACCTTGGCGATGTCGAAAAACTTGCGAATCTCACTCATGCTTACTTCTCCTTGATGGGGTTGGCGGACGGCACGTCCGCATCGTCCGCCTGCTGCAACGGCTCGCGGCCCAGCGTTTGGCGCACTTCGTCGGGATGCAGCACCCCGGCTTCGATGTAGAGTTTGTCGATTTCGGCCTGCACGCGCGGGTCGAGCGGACGCTCTTGCGACCAGACGAATTCGAGGTCGGTGTAGCCGAAGCATTTCCAGATCAGGCTGTCGGCCACGCCCTTGATCCAGTTCATCACCGGCTGCAAGCCTTCCGCCAGTGCTTGTTGCAGCGCGGTTTCGGCGGTGGCGCGGTTCATTTCCTTCACGAACGATTGCGGGCTGATGCTGAACGCATAGCAGATCACCCGCGCCAGCCATTCGTCGTAATCGTCTTTGAGAATCTGCGCTTTGGTGTCGATGGGCGAGACGCCGTTCGGTACGAACATCGTGCCGCGCCGCGCGCCGGTGTTGCCCGCCAGCATGCCGTTCCACCACACCTGAAACTGGCGGATCTGATCGGGGTTCCAGCTTTCCGGCACCTGAAAAATCAAATCCGGCGTGCTGCCTTCGGAGTAGTACTGCAACTGGTGCATCTGGCGGCGCAGGGCGATGTTCACCGTCATAATCACCTGCTCGACCGGCGAGTAGCCGTACACCTTATGCGTGCGCTTATTGCGCGGGGCGTAGATCAATTCGTCCATGCTGTAATTCACTGCCGGCACGCCCTTCAGCACTTGCTGGTAAGCGGTTTCCGGCGGCAGCGGCGTGCGCCCGGTGATATCCACCTTGCGGGTAATGGTCGCGCCGTCCACCAGCTCGAAGGCATACGGCTTGCCGCCGCGCGTCAGTCGCGGATAAATCGTCGCCGCGTCGATCACCAGCATGTCTTCCACCAGCATGCGCAGCCAGTCGTGCCAGTTGTTCTCGCGGTCGGGGAACAGCAGGAATTCCTGCACTTCGCGGCATTTCGCATCCGGCCTTTTCGTCTTGTCGCGCGGTTGCACCGTCCACGACAATTTCGCCAACTGATCCTTGCGCGACTCGATCACCAGACGCAGCAAATCGTAGCCGTCGGCCAGCGCGCGCATCTCGTCGAACCCCACCGGCTCGCCCTGCCGCGGCGTGACCCGCGTATTGAAGCCGACCGGAAAATCGAACGCCCGGCCGCGAATGCCTTCCTGCTCGTCCGGCGTAGTCACCGGCTCCAGCGGCGAAAGCGGCGACATCCACTCGGGGTATTTACCGGTCAGCGCATAGCGCAACCCGGCGGTCAGCCGTGCAACCGTGCTCGGCTCAATCGGGGTTTTGGTTCCTTGGGTCATCGGTCTGCCTTTATGTCATCCTGCCCGGTCTGCTGACGGATAAAATCCAGCAGCCCGAAGCTATTGCTATTCAATTCCGCGAACGCATCGGACAATGCGTCCACCTGATCGTCGTTCGCCCCGTTGGGAAACACGCGCAACTCGGCCACCAGCGCGTCGTTCCACGGCGCGCGCAGCAACACCACATTGCCGGTATTCACCTGCGCCGCCAGCGGCTCGGCACGCGTCACCTTATCGCCGCTCACCGGCGCGGCGCGCAGCGCATAGCCGGCCAACTGCCGCGCCAGCCATGCCGCCTGCGCCTTGCCTGCCTGACCGGGGTCTTGCGGAATGCGTATCCGCGTTGCCGTACCGTCGCGCGCCGCGGCGTGGCGGATCGCCGCTTCCACCGCTTCCGGCCCGCCGCGCAAGCGCACCATATCGGCCACAATCCAGCGGCCGTCCGGCATCAACCCCAGCTTGCCGCCCACTGTGTAATCGCCGCCGTCCTGCGTGGCGGCCAAATCCCAGCCGCGCACAAAGCGCGTCCCGGCGGGAATCGCCTCGACGATTTCCATGCGGTCGGGTCGGAACAGATTGCCTTCCGGCGGCGAGGGACGCTGCTGGTATTGCCCGGCGAAGGTGTACGGCGCAGCGGCCTGCATGCGCGACAACTCTTCCGCACTGTGCTTTTCCGGCCACAGCGCCGAACCATCGTCTTGCAGCGCAGGCAGACAGACATGCTCCCATTCCTCGCCGTTGCCGCCGGCCAGCAACCAGCCCGCCAGATCGCGTTCGTGCAGCCGCTGCATAATCAGAATGATCGGCGTGTGCGGTGCATTTTTGCGGCTCTCCAGCGTATTCTGGAACCACTCGATCACCCCTTCGCGGATGACCTCCGAGCGCGCCTCGTCGGCCTTGTGCGGATCGTCGATCACAATCGCCCCGCCGAAACCGCTGCGGTGCTTACCCGCACCGTAGCCGGTAATCGTCCCGCCCGCGCCCACCGCATACACCACGCCGCCCGCCCGCGTGCGCCACTCGTCGCGGGCATGGCTATCCATACGCAGCGCGCATTCGGGAAACACCTCGCGGTACACCGCATGCTGCACCAGCTCGCGCGCATGCCAGGCATTGTTCGCCGCCAGCCGCCCCGAATAACTGGTGTAGATAAACTCGGCATCCGGCACATGCCCCAGCGCCCAGGCGATAAAATTCACCACCGCCAGCTCGGTCTTCGAATAACGCGGCGGCACATTGATAATCAGCCGCTTGCACTCGCCGTTGAACACCCGCATCAGCGCATCGCAAATCGCCTGATGGTGCGGCCCGCGTATCCAGCGGAAACCTTTACGCTGCATAAACATCCAGCGCGCAAAAAAATACAAATCCGCCCGCGCCGCCTCGGCTGCCGCAAAACGCTCTTCCGGGCTGAACGCACGCATCGCTACACCTCTTTCATCAGCACCCGCACCAACTCGCGGAACGCCTCGACCGGCATATTGCCCGGCTGCACCGGCGGAGGCGGCGGCGCTTCCGGCTCCTCCGGCACGCCCTTAAACATCCCCAGATGCTTGCCCAGCAAATCGCAGCCTTTCAGCACATTCGCCGGATCGAAACGGTACTCGCCCGTTTCCTTTCCGCTGCGATCCACCACCGGCTCCGCCTGACGGCACCGTTCCACCGTATCGCGGATCGCCTCGATCACATAATCCTGAGTAATACGCGTACGCGCCGCGCGCGCCGCCATCCGCTCGTCGATCATTCCCTTTACCGCAGGATGCGTCAGCAAGCGCGACCCCTGCGCCTTTGCCGTCTTCCTGCTGTAGCCTGCCCGAATCGCCGCTTGAGTCGCGTTGAGATCAATCAGATATTCGTCGGCAAAGCGCTGCTGTTTCGGCGTCGGACTTGGCATAGGCAGGAAGAAAACAAAAGCCCGGCAATGCGTGAGGACACGCGCGCGCCGGGACCGGACGAACGCCCGGTGGAGAGAACAAAGCAAAACCGGCTGCAACTGCACCCGGCCCCAAAACGAAAAGCCCGGCTGCTGACGCAGGCCGGGCTCTCGACGGATTTTTACTACTACTAAACTGACGCCTATTATCCGCCTTTTTTGCGGAGAGTCAATAGTTATTCGCTATATTTTTTATATTTTCGAAAAATACCTAACAACCTTATCAGGTTGCAGACGAACAGAAATATGGTTTGATTGCGCAACTAGCGGGATAAATAAGCAAACACACCCGCCGACGATCGGAACCTATCGCTTGGGGAGGCGAACATGCAGACCATCCGTACACTACTCCTATTTACCGCGGCAGCAGTCATGGCTGGATGCGCCGGGCCATATCAGCGTCAGGGACACGTTCCGCAGGGCTATATACAGCCCACCGCCCCGGTTGACTACGTCGGCACCGACGCCAAGGTTCGCCTCGTCAACTACATCAACATCGGCGACAGCTACGACCAGAAGAATCGTCGCGTCAACCCAAAGATGCTGGTTTGCCCCGAACCCAGCCCCGATGTTGCCAACGCCATGCAATATGCCTTCGATGCTGCAGCCAAATACAATAACGGCAAAACCGATGCCAACGCAGGCATCAACACCAGCTTTGCGGAAAGTATTTTGCAACTGGGCAAACGCATCGCCACCATTCAACTGCTGCGCGACGAACTCTCCGATCTCTGCCGCTCCTATGCCAACGGCGCCATATCCGGTGCCACCTACACCATCCGCCTGAGCCGTCTCGACAAAAAAATGGTCACGCTGCTCGCCAGCGAAGCAGCAGCAGGCGCACTGGCCGACACCACCAAAGCACTGAGCGGCAGCGCCTCAGCCAGCCGAACGGGTGACGCCGCGGCCGTTAAAGCCGCCAAAGAACAGGCCGACAAAGCAGCCGACGCAGTCTCCAAAGCCGCAGACGATCTTAAAAACAACACGGAAGACGGCAAAAAAGCCGAACTGCAAGATAAACTCAAAAACGCCCTGAAAGACCTCGACACCGCCAACAAAAATCTCGTTACCACCTCGGTACTGAACGCCAGCACCGCCCTCAGCGCCGGTGCGCAAGCACTGGCCGGCGGTGGAAACAATGTCGAATTCAAGGTCAATCCGGAAGTCATCGAAGACATTCAGGACAACTACCTGAACACCCCCGACACCAGTACCGTCATCGACACCTGCCTCACCGTCATGAGAGAAGACTCATACGATCTCGAAAAAACTATCGACCGCAAACTGGTAGAAGCCAGCAAAGCCGATGCCGGGGATCAAGGTGCCAGAGAAAAGACAGCACAGTTATTCAACGCGCTCCGTCAGAAAATCAAAGACTCGGATAGTGACCGCACACAAGTCAAAGCATTCATTTCGGAAAAACTCACCGACTCAAACACCCCGGAAGCTGCAAAGTCTGCCCTGAATGAAATCAGCAACGAAATGAACAATGCAAACCAGACGCTAAGCTACTATTGCGCGAATGGCGGAATGAAAGAAATGTATGAAATCATGCGCGAGCAAGCCGCACGCAAGTACGAAATCGAAAAAATACGCGCCCAAAGCGACACCTCGAAGCTTGCACTGGAAAAAACGAAAACCGACCTCATCACCCGCTGCGCCGACGCACTGAAAGACGACAGCGAAGAAAGCAGCGATTTCAAAGCCTACTGCAAAAAGCAGCTCAACCCCGCTGACACCCCACATGCAAGCGGGAAGAAACCAGCCAAAACCGGAGCAAAGAAACCCGAGCCGAAACCGGCCGATCAGCCCAAATCAGGCGCATGAAGCGCAAAGCAGCTGGCACATAGCACGGCCCCCCCTAATCCGCTCCCCTATCCCATCCGGCAGATGGCATAGGGGAAATATTTTGCTAGATTTCAGACACAAAATTTTCATGCGTCTGCGCTTATGGCACACACTCAGGATTACACCATCAAATACAAGAAGAACGGTTTCGACAGCTATTACGAAATCTGGATGAATGCGCAATTTCACGCCGGGCCGTTTCAGACGCTGGCCGATGCAGCGCGCTGGCTGGAAGAAATCTATCTGTCGAGCATGCCACCCGCTGCGCACAGCGGCAGCGCCGGGCAGACTGCCTGCCAAGCCGCATAAACGCCCCCTGCACGGCAAACCGGCCTGTGATACAGTCGCATCATCCCACACCGAGGATTCGTTATGCGCCGCTTTAGCCTGCCGATCGCCCTGCTTGCCGCCGCATTGACGCTGCCCGCACAGGCCGACCGCGATTATCCGCCGGTGATTCTGCAAATGCCCGCGCCGTGGGCCGGCGCACCTTCCGCCCCGGCTGCCGCCTCGGCTCCTGCCGCAGCGCGTCGTGCCAAAGAAGCGCCCCAAGCCCCGTCCGCCCCCGTTTCGCCCAAGGCTCCGGTCGCCAAAGCCAGCAAACTCGACCACCCGCACAATCACGCCCAATATTGCGACGAAGCGCTGTGCAGCCGCTATTGCGATAAAAAAGAAGACGAACGCGACGCGGAAAAATACCCGCGACTGGTTAAAGAATGCAATGCCGATTGCATGAAAGAATGCGAATAATCGGGGATTCCACCGATAGCCGCTTATCGCGCACCGGGAGTAGCATCGCAGCACGTTTTACAACACATAACAAAGGGAGAAAACACATGCTGAAAAAACTCGCACTGATCGCCGCCGTTTTGTTTGCTGCCACCACCTTCTCCACCCCGGCCGCCGCAGCCGGACACCGCCACGCCGCAAAACACGGACACAAACAGGCGCACAAACACGTCAAACATGCGAAGCACCACCCGGCCAAACGTCACGGACACCGCCATCACCGCACCTAACACGGCAAGAAGTACGCACCCAATAAAACGGGCTGGAAATCCAGCCCGTTTTCATTTCCGTCCCTGATGCACCCTTACAAATGCCCGGTCTCGTCAAACTTTTTACGGGCGCGAATATAATCGTTGCTGCACTCGAACAGCACCTTCGTCGTCGCGGGACTTTCGCATTCCGGCGGTTTGCGGTACAACTCATCGAAGCTGCCGCGCCCCCCGCGCGCCGCCGTTCCGCCGCCCGCCGATTCACGCTCCGCGGCTTTGGCCGCAGCCTTCTTTTCCGCCTCCTGCTGCTGTTGCAAACGCTCGAACTGTGCAGCCTGCTCTGCCGCACGCTGCGCCTGTGCGGCAGCCTCATCGGCCAGACGGTGCGCTTCCGCCTCGCGTTGCGCAGCCTCCAGCGCCTGCTGACGCATCTGTGCGGCCTGCCCCGCCTCGCTGCGGCGATGCACAATGCCGAGCAACACATCGGCCATCCCCGCAACAACCACCACCACTACCAGCACACTCAGCACATATTTCAGCAACGGCCCCAGCGCGCGGTGCGGCAGCGACAAGCGCACCGGCTCCAGCGTCACCGTTCCCACGGCGGGGCGCTTTTCCGGGTCCAGCCCCTCTTCCACCGACTCCTGCACATGCCGCCCCGGATGCGTCTTGGCCAACCCCTCCAGCCACGGGCGCACCTTGCCCAGCTCATCGATATGCCGGATGCGCAGCAGCGGAATATCCGCCTGCATCAAAATCGCATCTTTACGCGCATCGCGCTCCCGCGCACGTTCGCTATCGTGCGTCGCATCGTCCAGCTCCACCGCCCCGAGCGGAAACCCGCGCCGCGTACAAATCACAAAATCCAGATGAAAACCGCGCACCCGGTTGAAATCCCGCCACGGCACCCGCACCACATCGGCCAGACGCATATTCGGGAACACCTCAAACTCCGGCAGCGCCATCCGCAACAAACTCAGCGCCTCCTGCTCCCGCCTGCTGATTGCATGTTTTTTCTGCATTGCATCCCCTTTTAAGCCGAAACCGCAGACCACCCGACCTGCCGCCCCGGTGCAACGCTAAATCCCAAACCGAAAAATACTCCTGAAACCCCCTCCTATTCAAGCCTTTAATTTTAATAAATCTCGCTATAGTCCACCCAACTCAACCGGAGAACTCCCAATGCACATCATGGCTCTCGTCAACGCCGCCAGCGCCGTCGCCACCGTCGGCAAAGCCCTGTTCGGCAGCAAGCCCGAAGCCGCCGAAACCGGCGCGGCCAACACCGCCCCCACAGCCTCGGCACAAGTGAACCTCTCCCCGGCCGCCAAACAACTCGCCGGTCTGCCGCCCCTGATGCTGCCCAACCCCGAAACCATTCAGGCACTCAGCGGCGACCTCAACGACAAACTCAACGGCTTATTCGCCGCCAACGGCCTCAGCGCCCAACCCCCGGTCAGCTTCGAAAGCGACCCCAACACCGGCAAAATCAGCGCACACGGCAACCGCAGCGACCTCAAAAAAATCGAAGAACTCGTCAACGCCGACCCGGCATTGCAACGCCAAATGCACGACCTCAGCGCCATTGCCGGACACTTCGCCGCCATGCAACAAAGCGCCGCCTTCAACCAAGAATACAGCGCCGCCCAAAGCTCGCGCGAAACCGACAACGTCACCGCCAAATACGCCAGCCTGCTCAACGGCCCGCAACACACCCCCGCCATCACCCTCGGCTACGGCGTCGACACCCTGCAAATCCGCGCAGACAACCAAACCCTGCCCGGCTAACCCACCGAACCCTTGTAGCAGCAAAAGCAAAACCCGCCTTTCGGCGGGTTTTGTCTGACTGCGTACCGGCTGCCCGAAATAGCGCAGGCCTAATCGTCGTGCCCATGCTCATGCCCGCGCTCGCGGCCATGACCGCGCTCCCCGCGATCCTCATGCTCATACTTCTTATACTCCCCGCGATGCAAACCCCGGTCGTGCGGCACCACCACACACCCGGAAAGCACCCCCAGCGCCACCAACACCACCCATAACTTTTTCATCGCATCCTCCTTAAAAAACCCCTCCTACTATACCCCCAACCTAACAAAGTTATTAGTACCCGCGCATAAAACAAAATGGCACAGTACGTTGCTTTAACTGATAATACTTGAAAAAACATCATGTTACTAAATATAATTCAAATGCTTTATCAGCTAGCTAATCAGGGAGATATCGAAGCCATGCACCAACTCGCCCTCGTCTACTACTCCGGCGAAGGCACCCTCCCCGACCGAGAGCGCTTCTTCTACTGGACAACCCGGGCCGCCGAAGCCGGCCACCCCGTCGCCATGCAAAACCTCGCATTGGCCTACAAAGACGGAATCGGCACCGAACCCGACTTTACACAATTCATTGTCTGGACCCACGAAGCGGCCGAGGCCGGCATCCCCGACGCCCAATACAACCTCGCCCTCTACCTAGACTGCGTAACGGCTCAAGCCCCCGCCCCCTTCGTCAGCCAGACCCAACCCGAACGGCCCATCAGCCGCGAACAACACGACAACGGCCCGCCCGACACCAGCGACCACCTCCGCTACCGCAATTAGCTGAGGAATCAGGCACGGAGCAACGCTCCGTGCTTTTCCATCCCCCAACATGCCCCACCC